ACAAGTATAACTTTAAATAAGAAATTACATTTTAAAGAAATAACTTGTTTATCGTTTGATTTACACGCTTTATATTTAAGTATAAACGATAAACTCATTTTTGAAATGAGTTTAAAATGGTTGACTGATATTGAAAATTAAATGAGGAGTGTTATGTGTGAGTAATAATAAAACAACTATACAAGTTACAATGCAAACACGTAGTCAGTTACGAAGAATTAATCCTACTGCTACTTTTGATGAAACAATACAAGAGTTAATACAAAATTATAGTAATATAATGACTATGCAAATTGTTAATGAAAAGTTTCGTGTTAATTTAGAATTTGAATTTTTACAGGATAACACACTTGAAGTTTATAAGAAAATTAATAATGATCTTGTACCTTTACATGAGTATTTAATTATTCGAGATGAAACAATTTTGCATGATACTGAAGAAGGTTTAATCCTTAAACTATTTAATGATTTATCTAAGTTTAAACCTATACTAATTAAAAAGTTAAGTGAATTTAAAGTAGGGAAAGAATTAGTTTGTAAAGAATATAATATTCTAAGAATAGCATAAAGAGGGGGATTAAATATGATGAATCAATTTGTTTTAGCTACATATGAAAATGAGTATGTAAATTTTAGAATCGAAAGAAATCAAGATGAGGATAACTTTTTTTATCTTGATCATGAGGGTAAAGAAACTAGAAATTTAGAGAATTGTATTAGTACAGAATTTAAAAAAAATTTTCCTAGTGAGAGGGAATTACGTTTTGAATTATTATTTAGAAGTGTTAATCAGTTTTATGAGAAAAATGGTATTAATTTTTATATTGTTAAATTAGAGTCAAAAATGGGTTATGATTTAATTAAAGAGATAATTAAGGAAAAAATAACTTATAATATACCTTTTGAGGAAAATGAAAAAATAATAATTAAGCCTATGATTATACACATCAATGGTTTTCTTTTCAGAAATGTTCGTAAAATTAGTGTAGATGGAAGTGTTTTAGAAATTTATTCAAATGATGGAATTCTTGATGATTTTATTTCAACTGAAGATATTGAAAGTTTTGAAGTTGATGAAGAAAATATTAAGATAAAATATGTTGGAAGCAATAGTATTCATCATTATGATTTATTTGTTTCAAAAACTTTGAATGATTTATTGAATCGGTTTGATTCTGAAACGGATAAACCAGTTTTACCTAAAGATAAAACTGTGCAGTGGTTTAAAGATGTAGGATACACTTTAGAAGTTTATCGTGAAAATGATAATTTAGATTTTCATTATGAAGGCATTTTTGAAGTACCTTGCTATTCTGATGATACCTGCAGCGATAAATTAAGAAGGTTATATAAATTAAATGATGAAGTGAATAATTTATTAAAACACTTCTAAAATTTAAATTTTATTTTTTTATATTTTTGAATATTTTTTATCTCTTCAGTTATTCGATAATATTGAATAACTGAATTTTACATGTTTTTACTTTATAATCATAAAATTTTTATATCTGTAAATTATACTATTTTTTGTAGAGTTTTTTGAAATTTAGGATAGGAGGTAAACATAATATTTTTGTTATGTTTTACTAAAATAATTATTAAAATTTTTATATGATTACTTCTGAATAATACTTTTCAAATGCTCTAACACTATTTGGTTTAGTAGCTGTGATAGAATGACACATATGAGCAATGAAAATGTATTAAAAAAAATAAAACACGAAAGAGAAATTGGTAAAATATCAACACGACGATATAAACTTGTAATTAAATTATACACAGATTTAATTGGACATGATTTCGATTACTTACTTAAAGAAGCAATACGTGAAGAAAAAGAGCATATCCCATGGAGAGATAAACATTTAAAAGTATATTTAATAAATTTCAGAAACTACTTATACAATAAATATAAAAAAGATAGTGCAACAATTTATTTTCACTCTTTAAAAGCGATATATCAATCCTATGAGATTGAACTACACCCATTACCCCCTATAAGTAAAAATAGATTTAGAACAACCCCTCCTTTACTTATGAAAGACTTATTAAAAAGAGAAGAAATAAGTAAAGCTTTAAATATTGCAAATCCAGTAATGCAATCATTAATGTTAGGGCTAATAAGCATGGGTATTGATAAGAGTACTGCATTAAATTTAACTATTAAAGATTTAATTATAGGAACAAAACCTTATCATTCAAATAAAGGATCTGTTACAGAAATTCTAAAAGAATTGTTAACACAGGATAATGTAGTACCTACTTTTTACCTTAAGAGACCTAAGACTAATAAAGACTTTTTCACATTTGCATCACCTGAATTTATACGTAACTGTTGCAAATATTTACTAAATCGTAAAGATACTTTAACACTTGAAAGTCCTGTATTTAAAGTAACTTCTGTCTATGCTACAATACTGTTTGAAAACTATAATGATAAACTTAAATTAGGTAAAGCAGCAGGATATAATCGTTTACGAGGACATATGTTACGTAAGTATCATGCAACAATGCTAAATAAATCAGAATATATGGACAAAGATATGATTGATGAACTTCAAGGTAGGGAAAAGCAAGTGGAAGTAAGAAAAAGTTATTATCTTGATGATCCTGAAACTATGAAGAAAGCATATATTAAAAGTTTACCTTACATTACAATTAATGATACTATTAATGTTCTGAATGTTAAAAGTGATGAGTATGTAGCACTTGAACGTGAAAAACAAGAAGCAATTAAAAGTAAGAAAGAATTAGAGAATAGTATTGATGCTGCAGTTGATAGGAAAATGAAAGCAGAATTAAGGAAAATATTAGTTGAGCATGGTAGGTTGTAAAATTATTTTGTTCTACTTTTTTTGAACAGTTTAATAATTTTTATTAATGGTTTTTGAACATGATTTTTTATTTCACGGTGTTTTAAAATTTTAGCATGTACAGTTATTATTTTTTAATATTTTTTTTTAAACATTTAATTTTTTGTAATTAATTTTTTCTATTATAAAAAAAGAGGATTGTTTAAAAAAAGTATTTTAATTTTTTTTATCCTCTTTTCTTATGCTAGATGAGAAAATAAAATAAGTTATAATTAATAATTAGTTTTAAGTAGTATTTAAAGCTTATTCTTAAAATACCAGCATTTTAAGAAACTAGATTTTATATAAACTGTAAATATAAAATTAAGGATTAAACACTAATGAAAAATTAATTATTTAATGAATTATTACAAACAACTAATAACTTTAATAAATCCAGATTAATCCGTGAAAGTTTAAGAACATATCAAAATTGTTTAAAAACAATGTGTTTAATAGTATTTAAAGCTTATTATGGGCTTAAAATGAATATATAAAGGTTTTACATACTATTTTACTTTATGTATATTTCAGTAGTAAAATTAAATAATCATGATCAACAAAAAATATAATTAATTATAAATATTTAGGGAGTGAAAAGAAACATGAGTAAATTAAGCATATTAATTATATTAGTAATTTTAGTTGTAGTAGTAATCTTAGGTATGCAATTCTTAACACCTCACGATGAAATAATAAATGTAGATGGACATAATTTAATTTTACCATCTAATTATACTTATGAGTCAGGTAATAATACAAATGTAGTAACAGTTTCAAACAACTATAATCAGAAATTTGCAATCACAACAGACAGCATGAAAAATTATTATGGGGATATGAATTTCACAAGTGTTACACCTAACGGTGCTGATGTAACATATATTTCAGGAACAAATGAAAGTACAGATCCTGCATGTTTAATTAATGATAATGGTACTACTATGATTGTTGATTGTATTGATTCAGGTTCAGCTCCAGCGACTCTTGTATTTGAATTAGCTGAAGATTTACAAAAAACAAATAATATTACAAAGGGATCATTATATTAAAATTTTTATTTTTCTATTTTTTATTTTTAAACATATTTTTAATTTATACTTTTTTTCCTAAACATCACTTTTAAAAATGTATGTGTTTTAATTTTTCATAGTGTACAAGTTACTAATTTTTACTTTACAGAGTTGAACATTTAAGGAATTAAAAGAAGCTTATTTGAATAAAGAAAGATTTATATACTTTATTAACATATATTTATGTACATAGAAAAAAGGGTGCAATCTTTTTTTTATAAAAAAATTAGTATCTATTTAGTATTAACATATAGGAGTTGATTTATTAAAAAGAGTATTTTAGTGTGTGTTATTAAGTCAATTATGAAATTTAAGCTCAAACGGTGTTACAGCACCTCACTTAAACTCATAAAAGACTATAGGCTACATTAAAAAAAAGTATCACATATAGGATGTCGATAAATTTTTGTAACCAATTCATTATTTGTTTATTTGATTATTTAAGTTTATGGATAAATGTTAAAAGATGTTTAATCTTTCTTTTGAACTTGTACATTTACACCTTTTTCATCTACATTTACTATCCATTCAAGATAATCAGTTTCTGATACATTTAAGAATTTTGTTACTTCTTTGGGTATGAAACATCGCAATGCTGTATATTGCTTGTTTCCACCTTGTCCTATTTTTGATTTATATTTAAACATTACCATAATCCCCTTTTTACTACTTATTACTTTTATATATGTATTACTTACTATATATATTATTGCATATATTACTGTAAAGTTTACTGTAAAGTATATATATTAGAAGAAACTAATTACTAATTAACAAGCAGAATTCAAAAAATTACAGTTTTTTGAAAACTGCCTGAAAACTTATAGGATGTCGATAAAAATGCCAAAAAAATGCAAAATCAATGGAGTACTAGGATACTTCTACACTCCAAAAGAAAATGAAAGAGCAGATGACAATGAAGATATAGTTAATGATCTTCTACATATTGTCAAAGCTGAAACTATTCCTACACAAGAAAAATCTCTTCATGAAGGTGAATTTTTATGAGTTTCACCTGCAATTACGGAGTAATTAGTCCTGAAATTGATGAAGATTTTAGTGATGAACTACTTGAAAAAAACTTACCTAAAAATGATGCAGATTCTGATGAACCTGTATTTATAGGAAATAGTAGAACTAAAGTCTTTCATCAAAAAGATTGCTACTGCGTGAAACAAATTCGTAGTGATCATCAAGAAGCACTTGACTTAGACTTAAAAGATTCAAAAGGGAAAGTTTATCGAGCATGTTGTAAATGTTTCCCTAGACCTGAAGTTGTTGAAAAATTAGAAGAACAAACAAACTTGGGGGATTACTAAATGTTTGAAGGACATGAATGTCTTTCAAAATTAGTCAATCAAGATAATTGTGTGAACCGTGTAGGATGTAGACAATGTGAAAATTGTCTACACTACATACGTTCTTCTTATACTATTTTAGAAGGTGAAAAATATGAGTACTAATTTTGTTGATGGAACTTGCATGAAAGTTTTTCGTAATGATCATGCAGTTGTAAAATCTGAACACATTGATTATATTGTGAAAATTAATGAGGGTGTAGATATTGCTGCACTTAAGGAAGAATTACCTTGTAGTGTTGTACTTTACAAAAAAGGACATGAGAATATCTTAGTATCTTTTTATAGTCACTATGAAAAGCAGGAACAAGAATTATTAAATCAAGGAGATGTTCTAAATGAAGCTTAAACAATTATTACTAACAATTCTGTATCATATACAGAAAACAAAACATGAAATAGACTGTTTTGAAAAAACAAAAAGTCTATATCCAGATGATGAATACTAACTTATCGTAATTTTGAAGGGTGCTGAAATATATGATAAGTAAACAATTAGAACATTCAAATCTTGTTCAAGACATTACTCAAGAAAGTAAGTCAAGATCAGGAAAATCAGTCTATGATTATCATCTTGTAAATCCTAAAACTGGTGAGATAAAAGGAAAAATAAATCCCATGAAACTTCATATCCCTGAAATTCTTAAAATAGTTGAAAGAAAAGAAGCAGGAGAACCATTAAGTAAAATACATGAAGATTATGCAACATTGATAAGTGCAACTAGCATGAACGAAACAATAAAAAAATATTACGCTGGTTTACTTGATCGTGTAATTTATCAATGGGAGTCTTATCAGGGGTTTCACAAGAACGAAAAGGGGAAATAAAAATGAGTGAAATTATGAATATTTATGAAAAAATCTGTAATGTTCAATCTAAAATTGCAGGTATGAAATTACATAAAAGCGGTAAAAACAAATTTGGAGGTTTTGAATATTATGAATTAGATGATATTCTTCCAATTATTAATAAAGAATGTCAAAAAGAAAACTTATTACTTGATTTTACTTTTCGTGAAAATGAGGCAGTTATAACTATTCGTGATTGTAAAACACCTGAAAAAATTTATCGTAATAGTGTGTTAATGCCTCCTTTAAAAGAGTTGAATAGTAAAATGAATTTACCTCAAAGTCTAGGTGCTTACATGACTTACCTAAAACGTTATTTGTTAATGAATACTTTTTTAATTCCTGAAAAGGATACTGTGGATAGTGAAAAATTAGCAAGTATGAATAATATTAAAAGTCCTGGTAAAAAGTATAGTAAACCTAGTAAAAATTTCACTACTGCAGATCAGGATAAACCATTATGGAATGATAGTAGTGCTGCTGCAAAAATTAGTGAAATCGCAGAACAATTAGAAAAGCAAGGACAAGATGTTGATGATAAAAGAATTCATCAACGAGCAATCGGCATGAAGAATCGTAAACAAATTGATGCAAAAATGTTAAAAGAAATTGAAGGAGTTTTAGGAGTTGCTTGATAATGTTAAAAAAATTAAGCAAAGCAGAATTAGTGAGTGATGCAAACATCACTCCTTTAATTCTTCAAGATGACATGATACAATTAGAATTTCAATCTCTCAATAATCCTGATGAAAAATATCTTGTAACTATGAATGAGTATAATCTTTGGCGTTGTGATTGTCCTGATTTTACATATAGAGGATTGGAACATGAAGAAGGTTCTTACATGTGTAAGCATATTATAGCTGCAATCCTTTACCTTCACCGAATACATGGAAAACAAGATACATTACTGTCTAATGTATCTGAAGATGTAGATTTTAGTTTAGGGAGTGAAACAGATGACTAAAGAAAAGATTTCACGTTGCATAACTATTGATCCGAATATTTGGGAACTTGCAAAAGATAAGCTTCCTACTTCAAGATCACAATTTATTGAAAATCAATTGAAACTTTTCTTAGATATTGAAGATCCTGAACAAAAAGTATTAGAAAAAATTTGTACTAAAAAACAAGAGTTGCATGTATTAGAAGATAAATTATACAGTATTCAAGAAGCTAAAAAACTTAAGAAGGAAACTATGATTGATTTTACTGATTGTATGATTCCGATTAGTAGATTATTTGAGAATCAAGGTTTTGTTGGTCGTAATCAGATTAGGAATATTGCACATCAGAATGATGTTAGTTTTGAAGAATTAGAAAAACATCTTGAAGATATTGATATTAAGGTTGTGAGATTTGCAGAGTTACCTAAGTAGAATTTGTGTAGGTAGTGTTGTACATATGTTGACATATGTTACATATGTTGACATATGTTTGGGTATATTTATATTTATTTTACACTTGAAATACTTGAAATGGTATATTTTCAAGTGTATTATATTATTATTATATTATACTACTACTACTACTACTACTACTACTACTACTACTACTACTACTACTACTACTACTACTTACTAACTAAACTAAAACTAAAAAACTAAAGGAATAAACAATGATAATGGAAATAATAAAGGTAATAATCGAATTAATTCTAATAGGAATGATTTTAAGTGTCATTTACTTTGGAATAAAATTTGTACTAAACGATCTTAAAATGGAAAATTTTGAAGGAGATGAAAAATAATGAAAGATGAAACAATACGTGATGCAATAATAATGCGAATGGAAATTGACATGAAAGAATTAGACCCTGAAACACGAGCAAATTATTTAAATTTACATGTTGATGATATTTTAGAAGTACATGATTTCTTTATTAATATATTCGAGAGCATACCTGAAGAACAATACAATATGAAACAAAATCAACGAATAATAAAAAGTTTACAATCATCAATAACAAGTATGATTGAAATGATCATTGATGGGGAAGTGTAATGATGAAAGATGAAAACAGTTTTTATGAAAAAAAGAATTGTAAAAAATGTGAGTATAGTAATTTTTATGCAACTATGATTGAGGATGAATTTGAAACAATTTACACATGCAGCATAAAACCTAAAACATGTCCGTATAAACGAGAATATAAAAAGGAAGTAGTAATATGATTTTGTTTCCTGAAAATAGAAAACCTAAAATACAAATTACTTCACGATTAGATGAAGATGACTTTGACAACTTAAAGAAAGTTGCACTTGAAAATGAAGTAACAGTATCAGAAATAGTAAGACTTGCAATTAAATCTTATTTACCATTACGTGAAATTACAGAGAATAAAGATAAATGTATTAACTTTAATGCGACTTTGAATGTAGATGTACCTGCAGTAAATAATTCTGCTTTAGAAATTTATCTAAATTCATTATGTAAAGAATTACAGGAATGCTACAAAATCAACATGATCTGGACATCATACAAAGCACATGGTTTAGGGAAGTGTCGTTTATGATGCAGCATAAGAATAAGAAATGTATACTATGCAGAAACACTTGTACAAAAAAATATAGTACAGGTGTTTCACACACCTTCTGCAAATTTGAACCTGTCATTGATAAAGAAAAAAAGTATGCTGAAAAATGGAGACAAATACGCAGTAATGATTTTGTTAGTAATTGTCCAGGATTTCAAAGTAAAGGTGGAATTAAATGAATCAAACAACACGAATAATAGAAATAAAAAGTTGTAATGATTGCCCTTATCATTACAGTACAGTAAATGGTTTTTATTGTAAAAAAACTGGAAAACAATTAAATAAAACAACTTACATCAAGATGAATTTTATTCCTGATTTTTGCCGATTAAAAATTAAAACAAAAGGAGATGCTGTATATGAATATTAAAGAGTTAATTGAAAAAGCGTATGATTTAAAAGAAGAATTACGTGATATGGAACAAGTCTACTGGGATAAATTATATGATAAAGGTTATAGTACAAATTTGAAAATAACAGCAGATGGAGTTCTAATTGGGTTTGGTACTATAATGGATAGTGAAACTATTAAAAAGTTTGGTAGAATATTAGGTTTAAATTTTAATAAGGTGATAGCAGAAAATGGAGCTTTATATGTTGCATACAATAATGATAAAAAATCAAATAAGAAAGAAATTAAAAAAATTCAATATGAAAATGAATTACTTGAAGAATTAGCACGATTAGAACATGAACAATGGGTTGAATGGAGTCAAAGCGTTAATCCTGATCGAAATTACTTAATTAATATAATTAAGTATAATGATACAAAGATTGTGCTTGATGAAGAAGATGAAGAATTTTTTAATTCTCAAATTGAAAAAAGTAAAAGATGGGAGAGTTTATGGGTTAAATATCATGAATTATCTTTTGCTATGAAAGATGAAGATCGTAAATATGCACAGAAAGTTTTAGATTTATTAGAAGAATATGAGGTGTTAGAATGAATAATGTTGAAGCGAAGAATATTCAAGCTGCATATGTGAAGAAATTGACAGATGTAATTTTTGAAATAGGTAATATTAATAAGGATATTGAAACAGAAAAAGAAGAATTAAAAATTAACATGCTAAAAATTGGGGTTGATCCTAATATTAATTATATGTTAGGGGTAAGTGAAAGTGAAGAAAAATATTTAGAAGGTTTAGAAGAGTTACTAGTAAATAAAGTTAAAGTGAATATGAAATTAAATAAGGAGTTAAAAGATTTAAAAATAAGTGAATGCTTAAAGGATGATTAAATGTTACTTATTTTTGAAATGATAATAGCATATATAATATCTGTAACATTTACTGTTGTAGGTTTTATTATTACATTATATATTATAGCTTATATAGTCCAATTTGTTAAAGGAGAATAAAAAATGTTAGCTGGTGAAGTTCATATAGTTGAAGTTGCATATGAAGTATACATTGAAATGAGTACAAGAAAAATAGGAGTACATTTTGATACTCAATATGATATCATCACAGAAGTTTTTGACAGTTGGTATGAATTTTTTAAAGTAGTGAGAACTGCTTTAAAGAAAATTCCTGTTGAATCCTTAGGAAGTGAATTATCTAAAAAGGTAATAAACTTATTATTAAGTATTTTAAATGATATTCTTCGTCCGTGTTTAACCAGATGGCAAGGAAGATTAAGAAAATTTTTAAAAGATAATGAAGAATTTCATATAGATTGTTCTCCACAATTTTGTCAAATGCAATTTGATGATTTTAATGAATTAGAAGCTGATTTAATTCGTACTTCAGAACAATTAATTGAAAAGAAAAATGTGTTAAAAGAGTTGTTATCATGTTAGAGTTAAAGTTTCATGAAAAATTTTTTCATATGATTAATAATGATCGTAAAATTCAAACAACAAGAACACATTTAAAACAAGGATGTGATGTTGATGAAGATATAATTGCAAGATTTGTGAATGATAATGATGAATTTACAGGGCAAAGATTGTTATTACATGTGTCTGAAATTACTAAAAAACAGTTTAAATCTCTTGATGATATTGATGCTATACGTGAAGATGTTATAACTGTTAGAAAGTTACAGAATGATTTGTTAAATTTTTATCCTGATTTAAATGATTATAGTAAAATTTATTGTATACGATTTGATAAGTTACTTTATTGATAATGAGATTAAAAAACTAAGAGAGGATTGAATAATTATGAATAGGTTTGAGAATGATATGAATAAAAAAACAATGACTGTTGCATATATAAATAAAAAATTAAGTGAAGATAATTTAACAACTTTTGAAAGAAAAAATTATGAAAGCTTAAAGAAAAGTTTAGAAGCAGAATTAATTTTTATGAATAAAGAATTTAATAATTTAAATGAACCTGATCTTGAATAAATTTATATTTTTTTTTACATTTTTTTTAATGGGTGTCAATTATGAAATGTGAATGTGAAAGATGTCATACTACTTATGATCGTAAAAGTAATAATCAAAAGTATTGTTCTAGTTGTGCTGCAAAGATACGTGCAGCTAAAAAATCAATGTATAATAAGAATTATTATAATAAGAATCACAAGCAGCATAAGAAGAGTAAGTGTAAGCAATGTGGTAAAGAATTCTTAATAGTGAAACCTAATCAACATTATTGTTCTACAGAATGTAGTAGTTATGCGAAATTGGAGCATAATAAAATTAATAATCGGGTATATTATAGTAAATGGAAAACTATCATTTACAGTAGGGGTGTAAATAAGATAGGGGGTTTTTTAGGTGCTAATCGTAGTCATGATTTTAATCATGAAGAACGTTTGATTCAGAATGAGATGAAGCGTTTAGGATTAAAAAGTTAACTTGTTCTTAACGGTTTAATCATACTATTTATTGAGGAAGACTATATATTTAATTTTTAATTTACAAGTATATTTTGTTCCTTAATAATATGTAAAAAAAAGTTATTTTAGTCTTTAATTTATTTATGTGTGTTCAAAAAAAGAATATAATAAAAAAAATATTAAGTGGAGGATAATTCTTCATTCACAAAAAAACTTCACATGAAAATCATGAACATAAAGAAAAAGTCTGTAAATGCCCTAATTGTGGGAGCATTAATATAATTTATGATTACACGGAAACCGTGTGCAATGACTGTAAGTTAATATTACAAGACAATTATCCTTATGTTGCAGGTGTGAAAGTGAAGCTTGATTGGGGTAGAATTAATTGATCATGAAAAAAAATATTATTTTTTATTATTCCATCTTTTTTTTAAAGGATAAAATTATTAAAATATGGCAGAGTTTAAAAAAAAAATATTCTATAAGCGAGTTCCAAAAATTTAATGTGTGTGTTATTTTATTTGGTACATTTTTAAATCACCTATAAGATTTTTAATAAATTTAATTTGCATGATTTCTCTATTTACATTTTGTTATTTATATTAAAAAGGAAAATTTTTAAATTTTAAAAAAAAGAGTTTAATTCTCTTCTCTGCCCTAAACACTTTTAAATTATCATAATGGTAACTAATAATCATTTAATTGATTGGCTGCCTCCTCTTGAATTATTTAATCAGTAAAAAAGTATTATTGTTCTGTTCCTTTAATACTTTTTTACACCTCTTTATATATAATTTCAAATGTTCCCTCCTATGTTTTTTATAGTTTAATCCTATAAGGGAACAAAACAGCTACTAATATATCACCTCAAAAAAATTTTATTTTTTGGGGAGTTTTTCATTATATCCTTGAAATTTTTGGGGTGCCAACTAATTTTTTTTCTTGGATATGGTGGGGGACTTTTTTTTTAAACATTTAAGACAAGACTTATTCTGATTCATTTTTTTACAATTTCATTATCATAGTAAGAGTCTATAAAACTCGGGGTTTTTTATAAACAATCAATAATCGATTGGTGTCTACTTATTTTTCATGTATTGTTTTTAATTTTTCCCTCGTTAACTCTTTTATCTACCAAAAAAAAGATACATGAATTAATTTTTTTTATACTTATCAAATTTTTAATAAAAATATAATGGAGGATATACTTATGACTGAATCATACAAGAATACATCAATATTATTCAATATAATTGGTTACATCATAGCAGTAGGGGGAACAATAACTGTAACTCAATGGACTAGCATTTTACCTGCTGGTTATGATTGGTTAGCTACTATACTTGTTGCAGTATTCGGTTTTGCCCTTACACAATTAACAGAAAATAAACGTGTAAGTACAGCAGAAGAACTAATAACAGAAGATGCAACAAATGAATCCAGTACTGAATCTGAAACTGAAGGAATTTAAAAATTGGACACATCATGTAATTCACCTCGATGACATAACCCCTGAAATAAAAAATAAATGGAAATTAGAAAATAAAACCCTTAAACATTACATTTATCACGGTTTAAAAACTAGTCTAAGCGTAGTATTCATAAGTTTAGGAGTAACAACCCTTTTTGCAATTATGACTCATGATCCGGGAATAAGAAAATATAGGGTAACAAGTTTTGATTGTGCAGTAGCAAGTATTGTTGCAGGATTTCTTACCATCTGGCTAATTGATCGTGTTCATCAACGACAAGAAATGCAACGTGATGAAGAAGATTTACAGTATCGTAAAGAATTGAAAGAAGAGAATAAGCATTTATCAGAAGAAAATAAGAAAATGCGTGAAAGTATAAACAATATGAGTAATGAGATTGCAGATATAAAATGCAACGATATAATTGAACGTAAGGTTGATGAAAGACTTCGAGGAATACTATATGATTTACGGTTTGCTAATTCTAGTAGTAGTGTTAATATTCCTGTTAATCGTGACAAGGAATTGAATAAACGTACAAATAAACAATTCATAGATGATATAATAAATGATAAATGAATTTCAAAATGGAACATAAAAACATTTTATTATGTTATGTTCCAAAAAAAAATGGTAAATAAATAAACAAAATTTCTATAATATTCGTAAAAATAGTGAAAATATAATAAAGAGACTTTATACGAAAAAACATTTTTTTGAAGGTGAAAAATGATGAAAATAGATAGAACAAAAAATAATGTCCCAAACTGTGGTGCATGTATAGAATGCTATCATAAAAAAACATTACCATTAATTGACTATTTCTTCATTAAACCTTCAGAAAATAATTTAAATAAATGTTACTGTGTATTAACAAATACTGAAATACCAGTCTCATGCTTACAAGGACAAGAACACTTTTTAAGTAATTGTCCATTACCAAATACTGAATAAAGAAAAAAAGAGTTAATGAAAATGGAAATTGAAGATATTAAATTAACAGATATTATACCATCAGATTATAATCCTCGTAAAATAAGTGATGCTGATGCGAAAAAATTATCAAAAAGCCTAAAAGAATTTGGACTTGTTGATCCTATCATAATAAATTTAAAAAATTATCATATTATAGGAGGTCATCAAAGATTCAATACGTTACTTGATAATTATTTTGATACAAATAAAGATGACACTTACCAATTATTAAAACTTGGAGATATTGGTTATGTATTCAAAGATACTAAACTAACCGTGAAAGATAGTAATCATGAAAAAGCATTAAACCTTGCATTAAATAAAATTTCAGGTGAATGGGATATACCAAAATTAGAACCTTTACTTGAAGATTTAAGTTTAACTGGTTTAGATTTAGACCTTACAGGTTTTGATGAAACAGATCTTGAAGAATTAAATTTAACTGAACCTGTTTTTGAACCTGTAGATGTTGAAGATGAACCTAGATTAGATATGAAGAAAAAAGTTGTTTGTCCTGAATGTGGACATGAATTTGAACCTTGATAATTATGTCTGAATTAATAATTGCTCCTTGCAGTTATGATGCTTGTAAATATGCTTGTACAAGATATCATTATAGTAAAACAGTACCTGCAGGGAAATTATTTAAAATTGGTGTATGGGAAGATAAAAAATTTAAAGGTGTAGTAATATTCAGTAGAGGTGCAACACTACAAATAGGAGACCCTTATAATTTAAGTCAGACTGAAATTTGTGAATTAACTCGTGTAGCATTACATAATCATGATCACCCTGTAACTGAAATAGTAAGTAAAAGTTTAAAACTATTACATAAAAATAATCCCGGACTTGAATTAGTAGTAAGTTATGCTGATAAAAATCAAAACCATTTAGGAGTAATATATCAAGCAGGGAACTGGATTTATGAAGGTTATAGAAAAGTCACTCCATCTATTATGATAAATAATAAGAAAATACATGCAAGAACTGTATATGCAAAATATGGTAGAAATAGTATAAAATGGTTAAAAGAACATGTTGACCCTAATGCACATTATGCAGAAGATAAAGGAAGATACAAATACTTATACCCTTTAACAAAACGTGCAAGAAGAAAATATGAAACGTTACATAAACCCTACCCAAAAAATTAATGTGATAGATATGATTCCTAGAGATAAAAAAATAATAAAAAAAGATATTGAAAAAGTAGAAGAAATAATAAAAAATTTAAAAGATTACAGTAAAGAACATCCTAAAGATTTAAATTTACAATTAGAAATTAAAAGTTTTGAAATAAGATTAAAAGAAATATATAGAGAATTATTAATTTCAGAATCATTAAAAAATTTAGAACATGCAACATCTAATAATAAAGATCAACATGAAATTTTAAAAGAAATATTAAATCAAACAGAATACAGTAAACCATTTAAACCAAAATCTCCTGCAGTACGAGAATTAATAATAAAATATGAAAATGGAAAATTTTGAACTATTCAAAAAAGAGTATTAAATTATGTTATTTAAAAAATTAAATAAAAAAGTTACTACTTTAGAAGATAAAATAGAACGATTAGAATATGAATTATATTGTTTAGAAATTGAAATTAAGGAATTAAAAGGTGAAGATTTGGTCCAGGAATAAAAATTCATGCTAATCCAAAAAAATGGTATGTAAAAAAGATTTAAAATCATAATGCAACTTTAGAAGTAAATGGAAACTTCAACATACAAACCAGTATGAAAACATAGGTTCAATTCCTATAAGTTGCACTTTATAAAAAATAATTAAATTAAAATAAAAAAATGTTTACTTTTTAAATTATATAAACTAAACAAATTTACACATTCTAAAGTTTCTGGAGTGTCAAAAAAAAGAGTAAACAAAAATTAAAGGAGAATAAATAGCATGGCGAAATTAAAACTAAATGATAAATTACAACAAGAAATTTGTAATAATATCAGTCATGGAATCCCCTATGAAAGATCAGCAATACTTGTAGGTATAAGTGAATCTACTTTTTATAGTTGGTACAATAAGGGTAAATATTCTAAAACTAAAGAAGGAAAATTTTATAATTTTTATTTAGCAATAGAAGATGCTAAAAGTAAAGCAATAGCATTAAGAATAGAACATATACGAAAAGCAGGAGAAGAAGGAACATGGCAAGCAGATGCTTGGTGGCTTGAAAGAGCTGATCGTGAAAACTTTGGATTAAAACAAGAAGTAAATGTTCAAGCTGATGTTAATACTACTTTTAAAAATAAGAATAAAAAACTTGATGATATTTTAGTAGCATGTGAAGAATCTGAAAATTCTTATAATGATAATGATAGTGATTAGAAATGATTACTAATTCTGAATTAGAATTACTTAAAGAAACTATATATGATAATCCCTATGTAAAACTTGAACCATACCCAAAACAATTAAAACCTATACGAGAAGCAAATAAGTTTATAAGTAAAGGAAATTCATCAATACTTGTAGGGGCTGGGGGATATGGGGGTAAAACCGTTATGGGTAGTATGTTAGCTGCCCAATACTTAGAATATACTGATTATACTTGTCTAGTAACAAGATTAAATTATGCAGAATTAACAGGTACAGATAGTATCTGGGAAAACTTAGTTGATTGGACATGTGATGAAACACTTGAAAATCCTTGTGAAAGTAATGAAAGTAAACTAAGAATAAAAAGTCCCTCAGGTGCTACAATATGGTTCAAAGCATTTGACAATGTTAAAAAGAAACAAAAAGTTAAAAGTGAATCATATGTACGAATTATCAATGATGAAGCATCAGAATTAGAACCTGAAATTTTAAGATTTTTATATAGATCACTACGTAAAGATACTACTAATCATATACCTTTAAGTTTTATAAATTTATCAAATCCTGGTGGACCTTCAACTAAATATTTAGTAGAAAAATATATTGAAGGGGATAATAAATATTTCCCATTAGATTGGCGTGATAATCCTTTCATCAATAAAGAACAATATAAAAATACTTTAGATGAATTAGATTATATTGATAAACAATACCAAATGTATGGTAACTGGAATTTTGTACCCTCAAGTGGAGATTTAATTAATCGTGACATATTAGAATCAGCATGTGTAACTTATGAAGATTATAATAAATATACTCCCATATACAATGCGATAGGTATAGATCTTGCAAGTACTGGTAGGGATAAAACTGCTGCTACAAGTGTTACAATGTTCGAGAATGGGCAAAGTATAGTAACAGGTACAATGACACATGCAGATAGTTATCCTGAGAATAGTTTAGTAAATTTTATTTATGAACAATATACTAAGTTTAATACTAATACGATAATAATAGAAAAAGAAGCAGGAAGTAGTCCTGAATATGCAATGCGATACTGGACAGAAGTATTCCGTGAACTCATAAATGACTATGGTATAATGTTAACAAGTGAAAAACCTTATAATAGTAAGTTTGCAAGAGCAAGACCCATAGCATTACATGTACAACAGGGAAGATTAAAGTTCGATAAAGATTGTCCTGACTTGGAAGAATTATTTAACCAATTTATTTATGTGCATCCTGATCCTACTGTGATGAAAGAAAACCCTTCACCTGATTTATTAGATAGTCTAGGATATGCGAATAGTAATGTTGATATGATAATGACAAATAATGTACAGATAAGTGGAGGTAAAGCAGTATGAAAATAAATAGAGACCCTATTAATAGTGATGTTGTAATTCTCAAAGATGGGTTTAATCGTGATATGAAACGTATAAGTAAGAGTATGGATTATACTAAAAAAGGTTACATAACACCTATAGTAATGCCTACAATTACAACTTATCTCTGCAATCATCATAGTAAATTAAATAAGTGTACACGTATATTAGCTCAAGATTGTATACTTAACGAATTCACATTTACAATTAACAATAAAGATGATTATAATCCTGAAGAGATTGAAAGACAAACTGAAATCTTAAATAATTTTTGGAATAGTAGAAACAAGATAGAATTCTATCGTGCATGTATAGAAAAAAATCAATACGGTTATGGAGTATGTGAAGTAATCTTTAAGAACCAACAACCAGTAGGATTAAAACAATTCCCTGCACAAACTGCTAGTATACGTGAAATCAATGATAATTACTATGCAGTACAAGAAGCAGATGGTGAAACAAAGTATCGATTAACACGAGCTAAGTATGATGAAATACAACCTCAACAAGGAATACTAAACACAGTACAAACTGATGGGATAAGTACTTGTTTATGGTTGGGTGGAGATACAACAAGTGATTTTTATGATACTCCTGCTTGGGTTCCAGCATTCTCACACATCATAGCAAGTATAACACTTGATGATTTTAATGTTGAAAAACTAAACAATGGAAACCTATTAGATGGAGTACTAACTTTTACAGGTCCTCAAGTACATCGACCTGACAAAAAAACAATGGATCAATTAATCAAGCAAGAATTAAAAGATGTTGGTACAGGATTACTAACACTATCACTTGAAAGTAACAATCCTCAAATGCCTCTTGATGTAAAATATATTCCAATTGGGAATAACAATTATGACTACCTTGAAAAATTAAAAGAATCTAGTGATCAAGAAATATTATCAGCTTTTGATATTCCTAAAATTCGCGAAATGATAGATGACAGTAAAGAATCAATGAATAGTAATAAGAATGATGTAATCTTCCAAATCTACAACATAACATTAGAAGCTAAACAAACTGATTTTGAAATAGCAATCGAAAACTTTAACAAAAAATATTTAAGTATAGATGCAACACTAAATATTCAAACACCTCAATTCAATGATAAAACAAGCATTGAAGTAGGTATGATTAAAGACTTATTTAACAATGCACTTATAACAATTGGTCAAGCTGTTGAATTAATTAAACCTTTCCTTACTAGTATTGATTGGAGTAATGTTGATACTGAAGCTCCATTTATGAATGAGCGTTTCTATAATGGGGCAAGCTTAGGACTTACTAGTGTTGATCCTGATGAAGATTTATTAGATACAATAATGGATTTTATAGGAAGTGACAGTAATGGGTCTCTATCTAGTGAACTCGAACCAGTTAGTTAAACGTAATGTATTCATAACGAAAGCAAGAATACAACGTAAAGCTAATATTAAAGTTGCAGCACAAACACAACACTACAATAATTACTTAATTGATAAACTTGTAGAACACCAGTATGATGCTGCAACACCTGAAGCTTTACAAACTGCAACAATCATAACAAATTTACAATTAATAAATAATCCTACTATTTTTTCACAGTATCAAAAAATTATCAACTCTGAATATACTAATAATTCTGTTTTTCAAGAAATCATGGCGAAAAATCTTGCACAAGAAAAAAGTGCAGAAATCGTACAATCTGAACTCAAAATCATTACTGATAATATTGATCATGTAAAAGAAATAATGAGAACAAATACAATTGATGCTGAAAAATATGCAAAAGCAGCAAAAGATATCACAATGAATCGTAACGATTGGATTAATAAATATTTAACAGAACAAGGTGTTAATATTAAAGATAATGTATTCAGCAGTCCTTATAAGAATATTGATACTGTAGCAGAATCAATTCATCGTGAAGTACAAATGAGTAGTGACTATGAATTGAAACGATTAGAAAATCAAGAACAAGAACGTTTAGGGAAAGACCCTCCACATGCTTATAAGGTTTGGGTGTGGACAGGTCTTGGAATGACAACAAGACATGAAAGTAATGATGGGCAAGTTGTACCTTTCGATGAAACATTTAGTATAGTGAACGATGCTAACGGTGATGAAGATGAACTATTATATCCACACGACCCAAATGGAAGCCCAAGTAATACTTATAATTGTTACTGTGAATGGGAAACAAAAGGAGATAACGTATGAGATTACCTGAAAAAACAGATGCCTTATATGTGAAAGGTGTTGTAATAGCAAACAATATTCCTGATGCTCAAGGGGATGTACTAACAAAAGAAGATATTAAAAAAGTCTTCACAAATTATCTTGATAATGAAACTGATATACAACATAACTTTGTAAAGAACTTTAACGTTTACCCCTTAGAAAATACCATAACAGAGTCGGAAGATTATGTTATTGCAAATGAAAAGATTCCTAAAGGGTCTTGGATTGCAAGTTACATGGTAATTGATCCTGATATTAAACAAATGATACTAGACAATAAAGTGAATGGTTTTAGTCTAGGAAGTGTTAAAGATGCAGGATTGGGTAAGAATCAGAATTTCATAAATAAAAGTATAACATACAACTCATTGAAAGATAGTGAAGAAATCAATCCATTATTTATTTCATTTGTAGATAACCCTGCAAACGGTTATAAATGGGAATGGTATGATTATACAGACTTTATACAAAAAAGTAAAAAAAATTATGATGATAATAGGATAGATACTATGACTGAACTAAACGAAAACGATAAAGCAATGAGCTTACTTGAAAAAGCGATGGACTTCTTTATAACAAAAGGAGTAAAGGAAGATGAACAAGCAAAAACTACAGAACCTGCACATGCACCTGCTAATCAGGCAGCACCTGCTGCACCTGTAGAAAAACCTGAAGATAAAATGTCAAAAGCTGCACCAACAGAACCTACAACTGATGCTAAACCTTTAACAGTTGCTGATATTCCTGCACTTGCAGAAGCAATATCACAAAGCTTCATGACAGCACTTAAAAAGTTACATGATGAAAAAGAATCAGAAGAAGAAACTCCAGCAGGACAACCCCCTGCAGATGACACTATGAATAAAGCATGTGCTACTGATGATAAAATGAATAAAGCTTGTGCAACTGATGACAAGATGACAAAAGCAACACCAACTGCAAAAGTTGATGAAACAGTTGATGAAACTAAAATGCAAAAATCAGCAACAAGAAATAATAATGGTATTAATGATCCTAATACTGTAATTACAAAAAGTGCAAAACTTGACAGTACAAGCACAAATAATAGTAACCTTTCAGGCTATGAATTATTCTGTGAAAAAACTGGAAGAAATCCTATAACTGGTGAAAAACAATAAATAAATCCATGGAGGATATTTTAAAATGGCAATAACAGAAACAGACCTATTACAAAAAATAAAATCTCGTGACAATTTCATCATGAAATTCAACGATAACCCTTTCAACTCTTCAGGAGTACTATCTCCTGGTTGGGCTGAACCTACTTATGATAAATTCTTAACTATCATGACTGAAGATTCTAACATGCTTGACACATGTAGAATGGTAGACATGACAGCACAACAACATGACCTTGATGAATTAAAATTAGATGTTGAATTAGAAGACCAAAGACTTCAAAATGGTAATACTAAAGGATTACCTGACTCCGAATTAGGTGTAACATTTAATCGTAAAATCTTAAATGCTGGAGATTATGTTGGAAAAATAATCGTAAAAGATAATTTCATTGATCGTAACATTGAAAAACAAAACTTCTTTACACTTATACAAAATCAATTAGCAGAAAGAATGGGTCCTGCATTTATACGAACAACTCTCTACGGTAAAAGTGGGGGAAGTAACAGTATAACTGGATATAATGTACGTGATGGAATTATAAAACAATTAGAAACTATCGCTGCAGATAGTACTGATGCTATAGGTGTAAGTGCTACTGAAATTGATGAAAGTACAAAACCACTCGATGGTGTTATGGAATTCATTAAAGAAGCACAAGAACAAGACATGATTATAGATGAAGCAGTACTCTTCGTACCTCCTACATTCAAAACAGCTTTACTCATGGATGCTACTACAAGACAAACAGATCTTGGGGACAAAGTTCTTATTGATGGTGGAGAATTAAGTGTACTTGGTGTAAAAGTTATTAAAGCATCTGGATTAAGAACTCCTAAAAATGGATACACTAACAAATACATTATCCTAACTTTACCTAATAATCTTGCATATGGATTATTTGGACAAACTGTTAATGTAAAATTCCAATGGGATATCGATATTTTAGGTTATAAGGTTGCAGGATTAGTTTCAGGTGATGTGAAAGTACATAATAATTTCCAAACTGCTGCTGCAAAGATTAAAATTCCCATTTAATTCTGGTAGCGAGAGTCAAGCTACAGTAAGTGTATCAGTTAAACAAGGCTCAAATGGTGTTGCAGGTGCTAAAGTATTATTAACAGATACAAGTAACACTAGTAGTACATTTGAATCAACAGCAAGTGGAACTGCTGGAGGTTGTACAATAAGTAATGTTCCTTACGGAACTTATAGCGTAACAGTTTCAACTGTACCTTCAGGTTATGCTGCAACAACATATAGTAATCTTGTTGTAGATGCTGCAACTGAAACACTTGATATTAGTCTAAACACAGCATAAAAAGTAAAAGAAGTATGAATTTCTTTTACTTATAAAATTTTTTTTATTTTAATGGGAGATGTTTAAAATTGTAATAAATTTAAATCCTGATGGTAGTGAAATACCTACAACAGAAATACAAAATGCAACATCTTTTATTGCACCTGATGATCCCACATATAGTACAAGTATTGCAGACAATATATTATCCTATCTTGAAAACTGGAAAATAGATGATACAAATACAAATCATACAGTTAAAGATAGTTTGGATAATATGAAGACAGTAACAACTACTGAATTAACACTTTTTTTCAATAAAGCAATTAATGATACAAAAAATTATTTAAATCTTAATTATATTCCTGATAACTCACAAATCCTTGAAAGTATCTGTATGTGGACTGCAGGATTAATATATCGTAAATATAATATTCGTGTCGATACTGATACAATTGATAATACTCCTACAATAGGGTATGGTGATCAACTTATAATTGATGCGAAAGCTAATCTTAAATCTTTTATTTTTACTAATTTTAATGTATTCTAAAACATAATCCTCATGGTGATTTCGTATGGGTACATGGGACGAACTAAACAATACTTATCATGTTGATGTTGAAACAGAGGGTATTGATGAAATGATAAATAGTTTAAATGAAGGAGAATTAAGCGACTTATTCTCTGATGCAGTTACAGCATTAGAAACAATGAAAACTGAATTAACAAAAGGTGCTAGTGATTGTATAGAAGAAATAGGAAACCTCGACCGTAGTTTTCAAGAATTTTATATTAACAGTAATGCAAGTGTAGTAACAGGAGCATTATTAAACAGTATAGATAGTACAAGTCTAGATGATAATACATATGAAGTAGGAACACTTATTGAACATTTCTACCCATTATGTGTTGAATTCGGTAGAGGTGAAGTAAGACCTGTAAATGCAAAAATTTTACATTGGGTACAAGATGGGAAAGATGTATTCAGTATGTACAGTAGTCCTAGTACTCCTAAGCCTTTTGCACAACCTGCTTTTAATGATACTGTGAGTAGAGTTGATAGTGTATTTGAAGGAATGATAACAGATGTTACAGAGTGATTTAAAAATTATTGAAGTTTTACGAAAAGCTAGAGCAAATGAAGATCCTACTAGTGAAAATAGTTTACTTAGTAAGTTTGAAATTAAGCCTTTCGATAAAACTGTGAAAACTAAAGCTAATGCAATCTTTGTAGGAATCGTAAATTCCGAGTTGGATAAACCAACAATGACTGACTTATTATACAAGGATTTGATTGAAGTATATGTGAAAACAACAATAGTTGATCGTGACAAAAGCATAGAAGTAATTCGAGTTGTGATGAATTATATCATGGAAATATTACTTGAAGATAATGATTTGAAAGGTAATATTGTAGTGAAGAATGTAACACCTTCACAAAATGATAATTACATTTACACAACTGGACACATGCTTGTTCAAGTTAAAAGTGTCTACTATACTAAAGTTGAAGAAAGCGAGTTAAGTAAAGTTTGTAAAATCTTAAGTACTGTAGAAACAGAAGGAGATTAACATAAATGGTAAGAACAAAATTCGATTTAGAATTAGAAATTGAGAACATGGAAATTAATCCTATGATGAAAGCTATGTTCAAATTTAAAATAAATCAAGATAATATGATAATTAAAAGTAAAAAGGAATTACTTGAAGCATATGATAGCTTCAAAAATACAGGAGTGACAGTATAAATGACTGATGAAGGTATACCTCAAGTTAAAGTTGAAAATGAGACAGTAACTGTAAGAACCAGTGAAGGAATGGCAAGTACTGTAGCAGTAATAGGAGCATTCAAATCAAATGTAACTACACCTACAGTTTATAATAATTTACGTGATGCAAAAGCTGCCTTAGGTGACGATGCAACCTTTAACGGTTGTAAAGTACTAGATAAACTATTCATGAACTGGAGTAGCACTTATGGGGCTAGTAATATAATTGTAGTTAATACTGCAACAAGTACAACTAGTGGAGAAGTAACTACTTGGGATAAGGAAATAACAAGTACAAAACTTGCAACAGCATTATCCAGTATTAAAGGAGAAAACTATGATATACTTTTTATTGCTGAAAATCTTGACGATGCAGGGTTTACAGCTATAAAAACATTTGAAGATAGTGAATATGATTTACAAAAACCTATAGGTCTTGTTGCTCCTCTTGTACGTGATAATACTACAGCAAGTATAGCAACTGCAAACATTTTCAATACTGGCGGATTATTCGGTTTAATCAATCAACAATATAAATCTGAATACTATGATGCTGATCTTGATGTGATTGAAAGTGCAGCATATTACACTGGAATATTATGTGGATTAAAAGTAAATCAAAGTATGACTATGAAAGAATTGCCTGGAGTAACAGGACTCGTAACTGAATATGGTTTTGATACTGGAGAAGATGGTAGACTCTTAATGAATGCTGGAATAACTCTAGCAAAGATACTCGACCGTATAAATAATAAAGTATACATTGTAAAAACTTTACTCCCTAATGGACATGATGTAAGTACTGAAAGAGCAGTAAACTATATGATAAAAGGTTTCCAACTAGTCGATTTCTTAGGAGACCCTTCAAACACTAAATCATTATCTTCAATTGAAGGGGAAGTTGAAAGTAGAAAACAAACCTATCTTGAAATGGATTTAGCGAATGATATAAGTGCTACTGTAACAAAAGCAAGTGCAACATGTATAGATATAGAATTACTATTCACAATGCCCGGAATCATAACCCTTATAGATGTTAAAGTTAGTGTGGAGGTTGAATAATGGTAACTAGTAGAGAAGTAATAATTGATGGTACAACAATGGGATTAGGAACTGATGTTAGTATTGACCCTGATCCTAAATTAAAAGTTGTTGAAACTTTTGATGGAGATAAATTATATGGTAAACCAAATCCTTCAGGTACTGTTAAGATTGAGCGTATACGATTAGATGATGCAGTACAAGAATCATGGTTAATTGATATCAAGGAAACAATGACAACACAACATCGTGATATTATCCTTGTTGATACTTACAACGATACTAGAAGTCAAACACTTTTAAAGAATTGTTTACTTGATAAAGATGGTTTGACTTGGAAAGTTGGAGAACCTACAGCAGATAAGATGGAATTTAAATACGAAAAGAAAATTGAGAATTTCAAATAGAACCAAAAATTAATATTTTTTTTGGTTCTATTTTTTTTTAAAAAAAATTAGAACATATAATTTTTAATTTATAATTTAATGATCATGTTAAAAAGAATAAATAAAGTTTGGAGTAAGTGAAAAAAATGAGTAATGAAGAAATAGTAAAAGAAAATATTCCTGAAGAAAAACCTTTAGAAAACCTTGAAGATTTAATCCGTAATGGTATTGATAGTAAAACACCTGTAACATTAACAATAAACGGCACAGACTATGGAGGTTACATAAGCCCTGTAAGTACAAAACGTTGGACTCAATTAAACAATATGACAAAAGGAAAAAATAATGATAAGAATTTTAATGCTCTTATTGTACAAGAAGGATTAAGCACTAAGACGGGTGAGAAAATTCCTTTAGATTTAATTGAAAAGTTCCCTGCAGGTTATGTAGCAGATATTGCAAAACAAATAACTGATATTTCAGGTGTTGTTGAGGATAAAGAAATGCAAGAAAAAATTATAAAGGAGATTGCGGGGTTTTAGATAACGAGGGTAAATACTTATTTGAATTATACCTTGCAGGTGTAAGGATTATTAATAGTTTAGATAATAGTACTCCGATTCAGGAATTAGCAATGTTACATTTACGTAAGAAGTATGTAACATTTATGAGTAAGCATGATGCATTTTTAACATTTCATTAAGAATAATTTTTTTAGGAGTTTTTAAGATTGGCGAATCAATATGATATAAAAATATCAACTGAAGCTGAAACATCAGGTTTAGAAGATATTAAACAAGGTTTACTCGATTTACAAAGTATTGCCGATGATTTAAGTGCTAATATAAGTTCTTCTCTTAGTGATATTGATGGTTCTGCTGTTGATGAAGTAAGTGATGGTGCTGAAAATGCTAGTGGTTCACTTGATAATATGGCAGGTTCTGCAGGTGATGCTGCTGAAAGTGTTAGTAGTATTGATCCTAGTAATACAGAAGCTGCAGGTGATGCTGCAGGTGAAGCAGCTGATAAATATGGTCAAATGAGTGATGAAGCTGATAATGCTTCTGATGCTACTGATGCTGTTGGTGCTGCTGCAAGTGCTTTAGGAGCAAGTGCTGTTGGTGGTGCTATGTATGATGCTGCTAATGCTGCAGGAGAATACGGTGACAGTTATACACGATTAGGTCTTGTGATGGGGGGTACTGCGAAAACTGCAAGTAATGTAGGACATAGTCTAGATTCAGTTATTAGTAGTACTGCTGATGCAACAGGAAGAAAAAGTAGTGATATACGAAATCATTTTATTAACATGAGTATTGCAGGAGTAACAGGAAGTAAAAATTTAAGTGATAGTTTTAAAGCTGTAAGTGCTGCAAGTTTCGTAACTGGAAACAGTATAGAAGCAACAGATAGTATGATGCAAAGAATGGTACTATCAGGAAATGTTAGTGCAAGAGGACTAACCAAACTAGGATTATCGACACAAGATATGGCAAATGTAATGGGTGTAAGTGTTGATCAAGTATCTGATAAATTTAAAAGTATGGATGCTAACTCTCGTACTGCAATGATAAACATGGCAATCAATGCGAAATATGGTAGTGATGCTGGTGAAGCTTTTAAGAATTCGTGGGCTGGTGTACAAACAAGTTTTGAAAAAGCATTAGGTTATGTTGAAAGAATAGCAGGAGGATTAATATTACCTGTTCTTGTTCCTGCAATGCAACTATTAGGAAATATACTTAATAGTATTGCAGGTGGAGTTGAAGGTTTACCTGCTCCATTACAGGCTATAGCTTCAGCTGCTACTGTAGGTGCTGGGGGTATTGTTGCTCTTGGTTTAGGTATTAACGCTATAAGTAAGGTTGTTGGTTTTGTAACTGAGGGTTTCTCGAAAATGAAGAAAGCTATAGAAGCAATTAAAAATGTAAATATTAAAGATTTGAAAACTAAATTAGATAATATTAAAAAATCTGCTGATGATTTAAAGAAATCTTTAAGTCAAGTTTTCAGTAACATCAAGGATACATTATCAACTAAAGTACAAACAATAAAAGCAAAATTAGAATCATTGAAGAAAACTGCTAGTGATTTAAAACAATCACTTAAAGATGTTTTCAGTAACATAAAAGATTCATTGAGTAGTAAGATTGAAAGTGTTAAAGCAAAACTTAATCAATTAAAAAGTGCTGCAAGTAGTGCTAAAACTACACTAAAAGAAGTTCTTAGTAGTGTTAAAGATAATTTGAGTAGTAAACTTCAAACAATAAAATCTGCATTATCAGGACTTAAAACAAGTGCTATTGAAGCTGCAACATCACTTAAAGAATTAGCAGTTGCACAATTAAAATCAGCAGCTGCAAGTGCAAAAGCTGCTGCTGCTTATTTAGCAGAAAAAATTCAAATGGCAGCTAAAGCAGTATGGCAAGGTGTACAAACTGCAGCAACATATGCAGCTGCAGCTGCACAAGCATTATTAAATATTGTAATGAGTATGAATCCTATTGCTATTGTAATTATAGCTATTGTTGCTCTTGTTGCAATCCTATTATACTTGTACACTCATAATAAGAAAGTGCATGATGCAATACAAAAAGTTTGGCAAGTAATGCAGAAACTGGGACAGATCATACAAACAAAATTAATTAATGTTATTAAGATTCTTGTTAATCTTTGGAATACTTTAAGAAATGCTATTAATAATTTTGTAGGTAGTACACAAGCAAAGATTAATGCTTGGGTTAATAAAGTACGGAATTCATTTAATGCTTTCGTGGCTACTATTAAACAATTACCTGCTAAAGTGTGGGCAGGATTATTAGGTGTAGTGCAAAGAATAGTTAGTTTTGGTAGTACTGCTGTAAGTACTGTTGGAAGTATAGCATCAAACATTTTAAGTACTTTTGCAAATGGACTATCACAATTAGCTTCTACTGTTTATAATGAGTTTATGAAGATTGTTGATAAGATTAAAGAAGCTGGACAATCTATTATAGCAGCTGCTGCAAGTGTAGGTTCGGATATGGTAAGTGCATTTTTTAATGCAATTGGATATCACAGTCCGATGTTAATTCGTAGAGTAGTTACAAGTGAATTTGAAAAGACAGCAGATGTAATACCTGATAGTCAAAGTATTGCAACTAGAAATGCTAAAGTATACGGTGAAAGTATAGTTAAAGGATTCGGTAATCCAGCTTTAAGTACTAATGCTATTGGTATGAAAGGACTTGAAAATGTATTAGGTCAAGGACAAAACGCTAACAATAGAATATTAGGCAGTACAGAAGTAAACACTACAAATAATACTAATAATGATAATAAGGAAAGACCTATCACAATCAATATTGCAGGAGATGTTGATAGTGAAGATCGTGTTAAGAAAATAGTAGAAGCAGTACGAAAAGCACTAGCATTCGATAATAAAACAGCAGGTAGAACATCATGAGCTTTTTTTACATAGAACAAGTCCCTTTCAATGTTGTTAATAGTTTGAAAAGTAATCCTGAACTTCAAATGAAGATAACAGCAATGCATAAGGACAATAACGGAAAAGCAAGTAACTATATCTTTAACGGTGGGTACTTAGGTAAAAAGTTTACAGTTGAATTATTAATCGAAGAAGATGAAACCTATAAAGGAAAAGATAAATTAACTCTTCTAAATAATTGGATAAAAAAAGGTAGTAATGTTAGAGTAGTAACAAATACACGATTACTACCTAACAGTACTTACATGATGACTGATGTAAGCGAAGCACAAACACTAGAGGGAGTAGTAAATATTACTGTTACTTTTACAGAAAATACGTATGATTATAGTCCTACTTATACAAGCATTCCTAATACTTATCAGATTACAACTGAGAATGAGAAAACTACTACTGCTCAAACAGCAACAACAAATAGTGACAATATCATGAGTTGTGAATTACCTTTACAGGAAGGATCTGAAAATACAAAATGTGTAAAATTATTACAAACACTCCTAAAAAATAAAGGATATTACACTTATTATAATAATCATTTCTTAAAAATCGATGGAGTATATGATAAATATACTAAGATGGCAGTACTTAATTTCCAGAGAAAATATAAAACAAAATATGGTTTAAAAGAAAATGGTATCTTTGATACACTAACACGTAAAGCATTAACGGAGGTGTAAAATTTGGGAAGTTTTGATGAATACAACACTATAATTTACTATGGAAGATTTCATACAGATACTTCAAGATGGGATAAACAATATACAAGAATCCCTTATGAAAATTATGAAATACCTGAAACAGATTATAGATACAAAACAGCAAAATTTACCAGTACACATTATATTGATTTAACAAAAGGTCGTGTAGCAGTACATATAGCTTCAGACAGTCACGATAATTTTGGAGGTATAATTTTAGGGGTTGAACGTGAAGATTCAGGATTATATACTTACAGTTGTCAAGACTGGAATCGTATATGGACACAAAAAATATACTGGGTAGCACAAAGTGAAAAAACAACAGTATATGAAGTAATTAAAAAATTATTAAAAAATTTTCATATTCCTGATACTGGTTTGTTACCTTTGAAGGCATATAAGAATACTGCTATAAAAGAAAAAACAACAGTAACTAGTACAAATACTATTGATACTAGTACAAGCAGTACAAGTACTGATACAAGTTCTGATACTGATGATAGTGATAGTGATACTGAAACAACACCTATAAAAATATATGAAGGTGTAGATAACATCAAAGAAGGCGAAGCATACAACCCTATGGCTCAAACAATTAATGGAATTTGGGATAAAGTAACAATGGGAGATTTTATACGCTCAATACTTTTTGATAATGGTGTATATATAGATGTATATCTTGATGCAAATGGAGTACCACATTTTGACCCTTACAATAAGGATAATTGGTTAGGAACTGGTTGGTACTTTACTACCCCTCAACTTGCTGAAGAGACACTTAATTTTGATATTACAAATATTATAACAAATGTTGATGTTAAAAATCAAGATCCTCTCAGTACTGATTTTAACAGATATAATAGTAAAAAAGAGTTAGGTGTTGATCTTGCAGCGTTCTATGGTGAAATGATAACAACAATTGATAATCCTGTACAAGCTACAAGTAGCACTTCAACTGATACTGGTGTTGATGATGGGAATAGTATAACTGCAGAAAATGTTCATGGACTTTGTGGAAAATGTGGATATACTCCTACTGTGACTGTTAAGTGGAAAAATTATTGTCCTGATTGTAAGAAGAGTGGAGCTTTAATCATGCACCCTTCAAGTGGTGGTCCTGATTATGAAGTAAGTTGTCGTGGAACTGGAGGTTGTGGTGCTGATTTCTGTCCGAAATGTGGGCGTGATTTGAAACCTCAAGCAGTATATTTAACTAAGGCTGGTAGTAGTACAACATCAACTACTTCAACTTCTACAACATCTACATCTACTAATTCTACTGGTACTGATGATGCAACAAGTGGAAGTACAACAGTAGATACAACAAGTGCAGATGATATTGAAAAAGAAAAAGAATTAGCAATGACTGCAATGACAGAAAGTGTACGTGATTTATTAACTTTTAAAATTAAATTTCCTGGAGCTTTTAAAAACTTACATACAAATAGTTTTATCTGGACAGAATTACCCACAGACTTTGTATTGTCAGGTATGAGTGAAACAGCAAGAGCAATGGAGGGGCAATACACAAGATATGCAGGATACAAACTTAATCGATGGTATGTTGAAGGAGTAACAGTATCATGTAGTGATGGAGAATTAGTAACAGAATTAACCTTGAATCCTTTTGCTAGTGCATACAGCACATATACTCAAATCAAAAAAGATGCTATAAATGCTCTCAACGATGCTTTAAATGGTGGAGATGATAGTGGGGGTAGTGTTAATAGTGATGGTAGTATGAATGAACAGCAAATATGGAATTGGGCGAAAACAGTAGCATATAATCATGGTAATAGTAGTCATGACCCTAAAACTGCTTACACAGCTTTAAATGGGGGTACTGGTGGAGATTGTTATAGTTTAACAGCAGCACTTTACTACTTATTCAATTTTAAAGCAGGAATAAAAGCACAAGATGTTTGCAATAAAGGGAGTGGAACTTCAGGTAGTCATCATTGGATTCAGATTTGGAAAAATGGGGCATGGTATGACCCTGTAAGTGAATATAGACAATATACTTCAGGAAATTATCATATAATAAGTAAGCGTAGCAATCCTGATCATGTATGTCGTGAAAGTGGAGGTTCTGCTGATAGTTACCCTGAATATCAACGCTGCCCATACTCAAATAATGGATAAGGTGAAATAATGGTTAATGATAAAGTATTCTATGATTTAGGCGTGGATGTGAATCGTGAATGGAAAATGCAGAATGGAGATTTAGTTCTTGTGAAGTATGCTACTAATATGCAACAAGCAGTACAAAATCGATTAACATGTCTTCGTGATGCACTACAAATCTATTACGATAAGTATGGTAGTTATCTTATTAATTATCTTGGAGAACCTAACACAGATGCTACAATGGAATATGTTAGAATGGAAATTGAGGATACTCTTAAACAAGATCCTCGAATAAAAAACATGGAAGTAACACCTATAAAAATGTCTGAAAGCTATTTAGAAGTGAATTTAAATATAATATTTAAAAATGGAGAAACAATGAATGGTAATTTTGTAATAACACAAGATACAACAAGTAATCTTGCAGAAGTAGCTGATTCAAGCATAACAAAATGTAAATTCATCACAGCAGACGACGATATAACAGAATATAGTGAGGAGTGCTAAACATGGTTGCAGATACAGATAGTTTCATAAACATTGAAGGAACTGAAATCAATCGTACTGTGCTTGTTAATTACATGATTAAATATTTTCGTGATGCTTTAAACTCTGATGAAACTGAAATAACAGATTTTAATGAAGGTTCAGAAATACGAAATTTACTTGAATCAATTGCTGTTGATCTTTACAATGTCATGTATAATCAATATGTAGAGAGTAAAGTATGTTTCTTGAAATATGCTTATAATCAATGGTTAGACTTGATAGGTGAAGAATTGAAGTTGTATCGTGATTTGGGTTGTCGTAGTGTTGGAACTGTAACATTTACATTATTAAAGACTTTGACTTATGATTTAACTATACCTGCAGAAACATTATTGTACTCAAGTGAAACTAATGCTGAATATAAAACTGATGCTGATTGTACAATAGTTGCAGGAAGCTTAACAGTTACAACAGCAGCACATAGTTCATCTGTAGGAAAAAGTATGAATGCTGATATAGGTACTATAACAAAATTCGGAAAAATAATTGTAAGTACATTAGAAGTAACTAATACTGTAAAATTTACAGATGGACGTAATCCGGAAACTGATAGTAGTTATCGTGCAAGACTCTTAAGCTTTGAAAGACAAGATACCTTCGGAAGTGCAAGTTGGTACAGTAATCTTTGTACAACAATCGTAGGAGTGCATGATATAGCATTCAAACCTAGCGAAACTTATACAAAGGAAATTCTTGTTAATGGTGATGAAAAACCTACACTTCAAAGTGTTTTACTTGCTTGTCAAACTGCACTTACAACACAAACTAATCTTGTAATAGGGCATAGTTTTACTGTTAATAGACCTACTTATATTAGTACTGATTTGATTATTAGATTGTATACTAGTACAAACATACAACAATCAGAATACGAATCATGTTTAACAGCACTATTCGATGGTGGAGTGTATAACAATATTGAATATGATGGTTTTAACATTGCAGAAGATGTAACAAAAGTGCGTATAATCAATGCAATCGAAAGTATGGTAGGAGTAACACAAGTAGAAAGTATAACAAAAGATCAAGGAACAAACTTCGATAGCTTAGATGTTGGAGATTATGAAGTACTAAAATTTAATAGTGTTACTGTTGAAGTTTTATCAGCAACATAAAGGGTGTAATTATGAGTAAGTATGGAAAAGGAATACTAAAAAGACTACACCCTTTATCTCCTTTAAGTGATGAAAACAATGATGCTTATAAAGTTATTGATAATACTGTAGGAGAATGGTTAGATAAATATGAAGAATCTAATCTTACAGAACAATTATTTCTAAGTAAAGCAACTGGAAAATATTTAGACCTTCATGGTTATGAGAAAGGTGTAAGTAGGAAAACTGATGAAACTGATTGTGCATATAGGAAAAGAATTATAATTGAAAAAAGTATGCATAATAGTTTACCTGCAATACGTGAAAAAGGTGTAAGTTTCTGGAGTTATGTTGATAATCTTAATAGTGGGGGGGAGAATTTTATCTTTTACTTGTATGATGAAAATTATGAACCTTTAACTAATAAGTTGATTACTATAACTTTTACTTATGTTGAAACTGATACTACAGTAAATTATACGACCCTTACTGATATAAATGGGAAAGCTAGATTACAAGTTGTACTCCTAAGTAAGAAATATTACATTAGTTATAAATTTGCAGGGGATACAAAGTATGTTGAAAGTTTTGGAAATATATCACTTAATATAGATGACAAAACACGAAAAAGAACAATTATAAGTGCAAGTGCATTTGAAGAAAACTACGGTGAAGGAAATTACTTTATAGTTACTCTTCGTGATAGTTTAGGTAATCTTATAAGTGATAAAACAATTTACATGAACTTGACACGTACAATAATGAGTTCAAGTGAGCAAAATAGTAAAACTTACACAGATACTACAAATGTCGATGGTGAAGCAAAACTACAAATAAATTTATATCCTGGAGTATATGTTGCAGATTACAGTTTCAGAGGCGATGACAACTATGTCTATTCAGAGGGGAGTACAACATTAACAGTACACGAATCAGGTGAAGTGAAAATTGGAACTATTCTTACTTGTAGTGTACTTAGTGATCCTCGTGCTGTAACATTAACAAGTGATAATTCTTATTTGAAAAATAAGTATCTTGCACATGCAACAAGTACAATACAAAATTACATAAACAAAAAATTCGTTGAAGATGAGGTGATAACATGGTTCTAAGCGAATTTGTTAATAAAGATGAAATAATTGTACAATTAAAACAGATAATCTATCCTGATGATAGAAGTAAAATTAACTGGGATAGAATTTACTCTTTAGGGTATGTTGAAGATGATTTTCTTGTTTTTCGTGTTACAGACTGGATAATATATCTTGATAAATATACTGCACGTTTTGTTGATGAACAACCTATACAAACTAGAGAGGGGATATAATGCGTGGAGTAGATAATTATGATTTTATTACAATCGAAGATGTAAATAGTGTTATTATAAATCACGGCATGAATTTTGAAGAATATTATGATATTAATACTCTTGATCTTGAAGATGATTTAAGCATAAATTATACTAATTATCGTATGGACTTTTCACTTGTTAGTAGAACTTTTAACGGTGAAGTATATGAATATATTCTTGAAATTCGTAATAGTCTTTGGGATGGTAGTTATATTTTTACTGTGCTTCCTAGTAATCTTACAAAGAATGATGTTCGTGTTGTGCAAGTTGAAAGTAATCCAAACATTTTACGTATTACTGGTAAAAACTTAACCTACTTTACAATACGTTTAAAACTTAATAATAATGCTGATTTAAGAGCATTAACTGTAAGTAATATTAAATTAGAAGGAATAACTGATATAACTAGTTATTATTATGAAACAAACAATCAGGTACTTAGATGTGTTGATACAAATGGTCAACCTATACAAGATGTAGCAATAACAATGAAAGGTGATCAAAACTATCAAAATGGATTAACTCAAACTGTTACAACTGATATTAATGGTTATGCGACTCTTGTTTATCCTGCATCTGAAGTAGGAGTATATACATGTACAGTAATTGCAAGTAAATCTGAATATGGTAGAGTAATAAGAACTGTGAAAGTGCATAAAAATAAATTTAAAATACAAATAGAACATACAGGAACATTTAAACTTAAGAAAGGTGCAATTGAAACTGTAACTGCTAATATAAAAATAGCTGATAATTATAATATAAATGATACATTAATAAAAATTAATGCAGGAAATGGATATTCAACTACAGCTACTGTAAAGAATAATACTATAAGTTTTGATTTAAACCTTAGAAATTATTATAATGATACTTTAGCATTAACATATGTTATTCCTGCAACAAGTTATAATCCTGCACAAACATTCACAGAATCTGCAACTTGTTATGATTTTATTGCTGATACTTATGCAGATATAGTAAGTGAATGTGCAAATACAAAAGGTACAGATCGTATATTACTTAAAAATGGTATTACATACACTCATAACGGTACAACAATAGCTATTACTCGTGATATGAAAATATACGGAGTAAAAGGTAATAGTTGGGCAACAATAGATGGAAATAATAATTGGATAATGGGTACAACATCAGCACAAACAAGCGATAATTATGTTAATCTTGAAGTGAAAGGAATAAAATTTTATCGTGGTAACAATGCAATCTTCCAACATTACTACTCAAATCTTACTGTTGAAGAATGCTTATTTGAGAATTGTACTGATACAAGACATAATCAAAAAGGTAGTGCTATCTATTGTCAAGAAAACTTATCATTAAAAAATAGTATACGTTTCACAACAACAATCCTTAATTCTTATTTTTACAATTGCATGGGAAACGCAATAACAAGCTGTGGAAAAACAACAATAACAGGCAGCATATTTTATAAAAATAATAAAGACTGGTTATATCAACCTGAACCTTATGCACTTATACAAAGTTATGGTTCTGCATTATTATATAAAAATACTTTCTGTTTAGATACTGGAGATACAAGTATTAACACTAATAGTAGTTATGCGAAAGTTATACTCTTTTGTGGTAATACAGCAACAGTAAATAATAAAACTCGTGATGAATTAAACGCAGATAATACTTTAAATATTTATAAAGAACCTTATAATAATATTGCTTACACTTATTGTATTTATTATTATCCTTATGAACCTGTAGCTACTACTATTGTAGCATCACCTAAGAAAGGGTATGAAAGAAAAGCAGGTGGACATGCTGTGCAAAGTAAAAACTGGGCATGGCAAGATGGGTACAAATTAACAAGATTAAGTTGGGGAACACAAAACAGATCAAACAAATTAGTAGTAACAATACCAACTAAGGGGGGTTACATCTAATGTATTTTAAATCAATTTATAATCATGAAATTGAAAACGTAATACGATACGAACATGTAGTAAGTACCGTAACTATTAAAGACTTAGATAGTAATCAATGGGACATTAAAAAACATGCAATTAGCAAAGAATATCCTGATGGTGAGATAATACAAATAACACCTCTTTTTAACTGTAATATAATCACTTCAAGTAATAGTAGTGATGTTGTGTTTGAGAATAATCAAACTGTAATTTGTATAAATAATCCTGATACGGTGATAACATGTTATTAAATCTTAAAAAAGTAGGAGACCCATTAAGTTTAGATGATTATAATGCTCTAGTATATTTGATTCGTAGAAATATAAGTCCTATTGAAGAAATAACATTAAATAATGAAAAATATGTTGGATTATATGGAGAGTACACACTAAATTATAATGAAAGTCAATTAGTACCTCGTGATGATGGATATTATATTATAAGCAATACTGGATTCATTACACTTGAAATTGATGGAGGATTTACTGGATATTATAATACAAATTTAAGTTTGACTACTACTAGTGTAAGTGAAGTGATTGATGAAACTGAAAATACTGTAGAAAATTATGATACAGTACATAATTATTCTTCAACTCCTGTTGGTACTAGACAACAGATTACTATACAATTATCAAATTTTAGTCCAGGTCAAACAATCAAATTCGAGGCATTAATCACTTTAAGTTATAGTGGTAAATTGATTGATAAATTATCAGGAAGCTTAGATTATGTTACTGATAATATTATAAAAGATAGTGAAGTACTTGAAAGTCAAATAACTAATGCTGAAGATGGAGATGTATTATATCTTGAACCTGCAAGGGTTTTTGAATTGTCTAGTAGTGATAGTTCATCAGGCTTGAATAGTGAAATAGTGATTAATAAAACAGTTACACTCGTTTCAGGTAATGTTCCGGCAGTGTTGGATGCGAAAGGTAATCATAGAATTTTTCGTGTAACTGAAACTGGAAAACTGATCATGCGAAACATAGAACTCAGAAACGGTAATAGTCATGATGAAACAATCGGTGCAGGACTTGGAGGTGCAGTATATGTACACTCTGAAGTTGAAAATAATGTAGGATATACAGGAAAACTAGAATGTGAGTATTGTAAATTTCAAAACAATACTGCTGCTCATATGGGGGGTGCAGTATTTAATAATGATGGAATTGTTGTTTTAAGTAATTGTACTTTTTATAATAATAAAGCAGTACTTGATAATGTGTATGGTGATGGTGGAGCTGTGTATAATAAAGGAGAAATATAAATATGGCATATGAAACAAGCACACAATGGACAAGTTGGCATACACCTAATACAATATCTCAAACAAGCGTAGGAAATAATAATGCTTTTATAAATCTTGATAATGCTAAAACTTATAGTGCAGCAGCAGATGTAAGTGGGGGTAAAGTACGAAGTGATGTTAGAAGTCCTTATATTACTTGTAGTAATTTTGCTTTCGATGAAATACCTGAGAATGCTACTATAAATCGTATTTGGATAATGATAATGGCTCGTGATTATACTGGAAGAGGTATTAAAGAACGATTATTAAGATTACGTACACCTGCAAGTGCTAGTAATGTTGAAGGTTGGGTTCCTGCTTGTAATGATGCTGCTATGGTATGGGCAGCAGGGAATGCAACTGAACATAATTATAATAGACAGGCTCAAGGTGCAGGTAAAGCTTGTGATGCAGGATATTGGGGAGGTGGAAATGTAAGTGCAAGTGATGTACGTTCATCCGATTTTGGTTTTGTATATCAACTTGTAGGAACAAGTAGTAATTATTCAGAACCTCGTATTTTAGGTTTTAAAGTTGCTATTAGTTACACTTTTCAAACTTTGATTGTTCCTGATCCTACTTATATTGGAAGTATAAGTTTAAGCACTACAAGTCTTTCTGATAATGGTAGTAATAGTAGTAAGTTGAATGTTAGTTTACGTAATACGAATTCGGTTACAGGGGTTGCACAAGCAAGTACAATAACTCTTACTGGTGGAATTAAATTTACAGATGGGAGTACAAGTAAAACAATCCCTAATAGTGTTATTAGTGCGAATGGTACTCTTAGTAATGATTTTTATATTGTAGGTACAAGTGCAGGAACAGGAACAGTTACTGTTACTAATTCTAGTGCTAGTAATTGGACAAATGGTACAACTAGTGCTACTATAAATGTTACTGCTTCTTATGTTGCTCCTACATATGTTAATCAACCATCTGTCCCTGAATGGATGTATAAGAATGCTTTAGGTTATCCTAGAATTAATTTATACTACATGAATACTAATAATGTTGCAGGAAACATAAGCAGTACAAATATTTCAGTTAGTGGGGCTATAAGATTTACAGATGAAAGCACAACAAAAACAGTTAGTGGGGCTTCTGTAAGTGCAGGAGGAGTATATCAAAATGATTCAGCACAAATTAAAGCAGTCAGTACTGGTATTGGTTATATTACAATAACAAATAATGAAACAGGAACACATACACTTAAAATTACTGTTAAGGATCCTGTAAGCTATTTTGATGTAGAATTATCTTTAGATAAAAGTGAAGTAGCAGTAGGAAACACAACAACATTAACTTATAAATTAATTAATAAAGCTGGTGAAAGTGTAATTCCTGGTACTTTAAATTTTAGTATAGGTGAAGTTACTACAGCTAAATTCACCAGTAATAATAGTGCTAATTTAAATGTGACTATAAATTCTTACGTTGATGACTCATATACTGGAACTGTAAGTATAACTGGTGTAACTGTAGGGCAAACTAATGTAACAGTTACTAATGAGAATATAGGAACACAAAGTAAAACAATCAATGTTTCAAATAGTGAATCTACTTTTGATTGGAGTGTAACAGCAAATCCTGCAAGTATACCTCTTGATAATAGTACAACAAGTAGTATACAAGTAAAATTCATTAATACTAATAATACTGCAGGATACACTCCTGAAGTTAATATTAGTTTACCTTCAGGTTTAACAACCCTTGATGGAAAATCCTCGTATACTATGGCTCAAACAAGTGTTATAGCAGCTAGTACAAAAACCTTAACATTACAAGTAATAGGAACATCAACTGGTAATAAGAATGTAACAGTAACAACATTAGGTGTAAGTAAGAAGTGTTTGATTAATGTAACAGAAAAAGTTATTAGCACAGATCCTATTTGGGAAAGTAATTGGATAACCCTAAGCAAAACAAGTTTATATGTTGATGGTGTTAGTACTGCTCAAATCATGATACTGTTTGAAGCAACTAATAATGTAGCAGGAACAGTAGGAAAAACAACAATCACATTACCATCAAATCTTAAATTTACTGATGGAAGTACTTATAAGGAAATTTCTGCACAAACATTACTCGCAGGAGAAAAATATGATAACACATTGAAAGATCAACTGTACATAACAGCTGCTAGTGTGGGTGAAGGTTACATACAAGTAACAAATGATACACTTGGAAATATTACATTACCTGCAGTAAATGTTCCATTTAAAACAACTAAAGTACCTGCAAGATTCATTATGACTGCAAGTCTACTACCTAAAACTGTTGAACATACAACAAACGGTACAGCTACTTTTATTGAAATAAAATATACAAATGTAGGTGGAGAAGCAGGTATAAGTGGAGAAACAAAAATAAACTTAATCGGTAATATTCATGCAGAAAATCTTGAAACAGTAATAACAATTCCCGACATTATATTAGGTGAGGGTGAAACACATACTGAAAAATTTAGGATCATTGAGACTGGTTGTGAAAGTGATGTGTATCCTTGTACTGCAAAAGTAATAGTAAGTAACAGTACAATAAATTTCAACTATCAAGAATTACTTACAATCATAAAACCTGTAACTCCTACTTATAATACGAATATTATTGCTAATCCTTCACAAATAAATTTACCCGGTGAAACTAGTACTAATAGTACAACACCTGTAAAAGTTGTGCAAAAAAATACAAACAGTATAGCAGGAAGCACACCTGAACTAAAAGTCTATGTACTTGAAAATTCAGGTATAAAATTTAATGACAATAGTACTACACAAATTGTAGCAGCACAAACAGTAGCACTCGATGGTACAAGCGAAGTAACATTAGACCAAGTTGTAAAAGCTGTTAATACTGGAACATATAGATTATATGTGACTGCAAATGTAAATCCTAATTATAATATTGTTGATTGTACAGTATTACCTGAAACAGGTGTAGCAAACACTATTTACTTTTTGAAGAAAGATATGAATGAAGTAATAGATAATTTCATTGAATATATTTATAATGCAACAACAGGAGAATTTGAATTAACTGATAAAATTATTACTACTTGTACTGTTGATGTATACAACCCAATATTGTCTGATTTTGGGCATATAACAATATTAAATAGTTTTTTTGAAAGTAATCATGGAAATAATGGAGCATCAATCTGTAATCGTGGAAGTATTACATGGGAGAATAATCAATATACTAACAATATTGCTGAAGGAAAATGTCCGAAACTTGATAATAATGGAGAGTGTAAGGAATGAAGACATTAGCAGATGAAATTATTAAAATAATTAAAGATGAAGCTAATAATAATCCTGCACCTAAGCGTTGTATAATAAAAAATGTGTATCCTGATAACAATGTAGATATCTTGATGAAAGTAGGAAACAGTAGCTATATTATACAATACTTGAAATGTGTAGGAATACCTAGTGTTGATAGTGAAGCTGTTGTAGTTTTCATTGAAGGGGATATAAATTCAGGATATGTTATCTGTAATGATGTAAATGTAATAGGAGAATATAGTTTATATATTGATGAAAACGGAGTATTACATGAATTAAGTCAGGGTAAATGTCCTGAATTTTATTTAAAAGATGGTTATTTATGTGTTGAGGGGGAGAATCTTCCGAAGTATTATATTGAAAATGGGATTCTGTATATTGATCAACATGAAGATTTAAAAATAAATTTATCTGCTTCAAGTAGTAGTGTAAGTTCTGGAACTGTAGTAACAGTAACAGTAAATGTAACAGATACTGCAGGAAATAACTTACATGAAATTCCAATACAAATATTTAATGGTGAAACACTTTTAACAGCAATAACAACAAACTTGACAGGAACAGCTACATATGATATAACTGTAATTGCTAATATGAGTATAAAAGCAGTTTTTACACAAGATGAAAATTACAATAACAATGAATCAAACATAATAAATATTGAGGTAACAGCATGACCGATAGAGTAATAGGAGAAGTAGTAGGGAAAAACGGTGCAACCCCTATACTAAGTTGGGATACAGAAAACCTAAAATTAGGTTATCGATTTAACGAAACTGAAGAATGGAACTGGAGTCCTAGTTTAAAAGGTGTTCCAGGTACAAGTATAAAAGGAGATCCTGGCATAAGCTTATTCTTTAACTGGTTAGATACAAAACTTGGAATAAAAAAAGGAGAAGATGGAGCATACCAGTACGTTGATTTGAAAGGTGCAAAAGGAGATCAAGGATACAGTATCAAATACTATTGGGAAGGATCTGTCCTAAACTTCAAAACTGAAAATGAAGCTAATTATACACAAGTAGATTTGAAAGGTGCTAAAGGAGAAACTGGTAGTAAATCACTTATTAGGGGTACTGTTAATAATGTTGATAGTTTACCATCAACGGGAATGCTTGAAGGGGACTGCTACTTCATAAAAGATATAGGAGATTTATATACTTATATTACTAATCAATGGATTAAAGTAGGAAATCTTAAAGGTCCAATTGGTACAACACTAATAAGTATTATTCCATCTGATGATTTAGCTTCTATCACAAATCCTCAACAAGGAATACTTTATATTATACCCCATGCAGGGGGAACAAATCCTAATGTTTATGATGAATATTTTTATATTACTAGCTCTGCACAATTTGAACAAATAGGACAACAAGAAATGGATTTATCAGGGTACTGTTTGAAAACTGATTATTACACTAAGACTGAAATTGATAATCTGATAGGTACAGCAAATGATATAATAACAGGATAGTGATTGAATATGAGTTTATTAAGTAATATAAATACTTTAAGAAGACTTATGGTGAGTAATCTTAACGATGCAGGTGTAACTGATGCAACAAGTACTATGGGTTTAACTACA